GGGGGGAGGCCCTTCGACGACGAGGCCTAGGGTGAGGCCTGCCCGCTTGGCGAGGGAGAGATCTACCGTCTAGCCAGAATGATTACATGTAGGTGGGGGGGATCCCGAAATACGGGCCAGGCGGACGGATTGGCCCGGGGCCTCGTAAACATCCGCGCATGAGTTTTCCCGGATGATTGTGTCAACAATTCCCCCGAAGGCGCCCGACCCTAACCAGCAAGGCCCCCAACTGGCACCCGACCCTTAGCCGCCCCCCACCCGGGGGTCATCACAGCCCCCACCCCCCGAATCCTAATTTCCCGCCGTCAAAAAACCCGTCGCAACGGCGCGCAATTTCCAACAGATCGTTCCCGCGCTCTGCCAGCCTGTTCAACGGAGGTTTGCCCATGTCGTTCGTTCAACATGCGTTGGTCGTTGTTGCGGTTGGTCTAGTTGCTTGCGCTGGCCCCGATGCTCCCTTTGCAGATGCCGAGCAAGGTGGCTCCGCTGGTCTGCCATTGGTCCAAGGCGTTGGGGGTGGGGGCTCGAGTAGCTTGCCAGGTGGAGCGAGTAGCTTGCCAGGTGGAGCGAGTAGCTTGCCAGGTGGAGCGAGTAGCTTGCCAGGCGTTGCCTTGGGGGGTTCTGTTGGGGTGAGTAGTGGTTCCGGCGTTGCCCTTGGGGGCTCTGTTGGGGTGGGCGGTTCGAGTGCCAGCGATGGGTCCGTTGCCGTTGGGGTTGCCTGCTCAGTGTGCGTTGATCAGTACAATGCTTGTTCAACCTTGCAGTCGCAGACCCTGAATGCATTCGATGCATCGTGCCAGGCTGCCGCTGCCGCTTGCGACGCTGAATGCGTCGTGGTCGAGCAGTCGTGTTGGCAGGGGTGCGTCGACGCTTGGTACGGGGTCAACGCGGTCAAGCTGACTAGTTGCCGGGCTGATTGCACGGCTTCGGCGTGCATCACTACGCCTTGCACGGCTCCCCCCGTGGCAGATTGCTCAGTGGCCCTTGGCACCCTGCTCAACCAAGCCCTGAGTGCGATCTGTCAACCCGCGCTGGCCACCTGCCGCGCCACTTGCACTTGACGGCGATCGGATTGTAGTTATGCTCCCGGTGATGGGGAGCCGGCAGGGCTCCAGAGGAAACAACCCCCGGTTAGAAAGGCTGGGCGCACAATGTCCCAACCAACGAGCGTTCTCAAAACCCCCCGCCATGCAATCGACTGCCCCGGAGGCATGGGCTGCCGATGCGGCATTACCCCTGCGACTGCCTACCGCATGGTCCGGCAGGCGAACGTCCAGGCTGCGCCCCACGGTGCAAGCCAGGTGATTCGCACGTCGAACGGGCAACCCCTGCTCCTGGTCAAGCGCTAGGGCCCCAACGCAATCAGGCCGCTCCACTAATAATGGAACGGCCTGGCGTTGTTTGGGGTCGGGCGGTTAGGGCTTCGGTGGGTCCAGCTTCCAACCCTGATCGACCAAGTATCCCCAATGCTCCCGGGCAGCTTCGATGCTCGAGAACTCGACCGGCTCGGGGCTGCCGCCGATTCCCGTTGCCGTTGCCGTTGCCGTTGCCGTTGCCTTGCTCAACGGCTTGCCTTCGCGGAACGTCGTGATGGTGAACGTGATCGCGCTGGAACCGTTCCGAAGGACGTGCGTCTGAACGTAGGGCTCGGTCACGGTTCGCCCTCGGGCGTGACGTTTTCCCAACCCTTTTCCATGAGACCGCCGCAGAATTCCCGCGCAACTTCGACAGGTGCTTCTGCCTTGATGCTTCGGCGGTTCACGTCACCGCTGATGATCGCCTTCGTTGGCTGAATGTCGAACTTGATCGTTCTAGTGCTGTCCGCATTACTCATGATCACTGATGCCATGGCTGTTCCCTTCAATCCTTGTGAGCGTGCATAGGCGCATCGTCTTGCCGTAACCCTTTCGCATCCAATCGAACCTGACGATGACGGTTCGGTACAGAATTCCAGCGCGAAGAATCGTGCCTGTTCCGTACGTTGGATGACGAACTCGTAAGCCTCGAATGACTGGCATACCTACCGAAGAACCTTCGTCCGGCGTGCCTTGTCAAGAGCCGCGTCGAGCACGAAGGGCCCCACCTTCTGACACGAGGCTTCTGCGGCCTGTTTGATGGTGACGAGATCTTCGAACTTGACCCTGACCTTGATGATCTCGGTCTTGGAATTGTTGCTCACGCCTTGCGCGCTGGCCCAATCCCCTTCACCTCGAATGTTCGCGACGGTGATGTCGCCCCACTTGATCAGGAAGTTGTTCCCTTCGTTGTCGTCGACGAGAATGCCTTGGGGCTTTATCTCACTGATCGTGCCGATGGAGAAACTACCTGTCTTGACGTGGATCGCCGCAATGAACCCAACGTAGGGCGCGAGCATTGCCGGGCGTTCACTGACTTTCTTCCCTACGAAATCGATGATGACCATGAACGTTCCTTTGGTGAGTTGCTTACGGAGGAGCGGGCCTTGCAGCGACGCCCCTCCGAAGTGCTTAGGCCCAATGCTTCTCGGAAATCTTGGGCAGGGGTCCCCGAACAGGGTAGGAGAGGCCGGCATCAAAAGCGGCTTGCTCGATGCGTGAGACGGTCTCTGGGAATAGGTTCGAAGTCCACCATGATCCGTTCCAGCGGCAGACCCCGCTCTTCTCACTGACGCGGTAGGTTTCGCCCCCCTCGTAGACCAGGGCATGTCGAGCGCTAACGCATGAATCCGAGTAGAGTTCAACGATCATGATGCACCCCTCAAAAGCTGAAGCCAAGTAGTTCGGCCAACTGGCGATCGATCATTTCACGGCGAGCCTTTGCAGCCTCGCGTTGATTGCGGGTCACGGCAATGTGCTTCTGACCCTTCTCACCGAGTTCGGTCGCCTTCTCTGCGGTGATGGGGCTGCCCTCGGGCACGTTGGTCAGCATCCCGGCGGGAACTCTGTAGAACTTGCCCCCCAACGAGATGCAAGGCACCCGAGCACCCTTGCGCGGTATCTCGAGAATGAGGCAATGGATGTCCCGGCCTTCGTCTTCGTGATGGAACTTGAATCGGTTGATCATGTTGTGCCCCGTTGACGAGCCTATGTGGCCACATATTGTGGACACAAGCAACCGAATTCCGACAAGGCCTTGCGCTAGCGCAATTCCCGGGGGAATCCCTTGCCCCTAGGTGCCTCGCTGGCGAGCCGGGCCAAGCGTAGGGGCAACCGGGCCTCCTTTACCCGGGCCCCCCTTTAGCGGGGCAGGCAAGGTCGCTAGCGCATCCCTCTTGACCGATGGCCATTGGTAGGGGATTCTCGGACCGTGCCCAGACGCCGCAAGCAACGCACGGGAGCGGAACCAATGGAGCCAACGAAGCCAGCCGCTTCGGTTGCCCCCAAGGTCAAGCGCCAATCCATCGACCTGACTGCAACCCCTGCCGCATCCAAGGCAGGGCCCAAGGGGCAGGTGAGCCCGAGCGGAGTTACCGCGACCGAGCTTGCAACCCGTGCTCTGATGCGTCGGGCGCAAGAAGCCCGAACCGACATTTCAAAGTTCTACGACTTCACGATTCGGCACGAGACGACCAAGTTGCCCCTGAAGACAGCCGCGCATCAACGGGTGATGTTCCGGCTCGTGATGGACAATCCGCTCTGTGTCGTTAGGGAACCCATCGGCACGGGCAAGACGTTCAGCATGGCTGCGATCGGTCTCTACATGATCGGTCAAGATGTCACGCAACGTGGAGCCGTAGTTTCGAAGGCTCAGGGGCAGGCTTCGAAGGTGCTCCGCATGGTGAGCGACTACATCACCGATCCGAACCTATCCGCCCCGGTGAGTCTGGTGTTCCCGTGGCTCAAGAAGACGGCTCGAACCAGCGAGCAATGGACGCAGACTGCAATCACGGTTGATCGTCCCGCAGGTATTCGAGACCCCTCGTTGGTCGCAGTAGGCTTGGACGGTGCAATCCAAGGGGCGCGTCTTTCATGGGTTGTCGGCGACGACATCTTGGACAGCGACAACACATTGACGGTCGCGGGTCGCGAGCAAACCCATCAGCGTTTCGATGCTCGAATCCTTTCTCGCCTTGATCCTATTGGTTCGCGTGCCGTAGTTACGAACACGCCATGGAACCTTGAAGACCTGACGTACAAGCTCGAGGGGGTTGGGTGGCCAACCATCTCGATGGACATCTACGGGAACATCTGGTTCAGCGACAACGTATCGGTCGATTGGATCTTGCAAACTGGCCTTCTACGTCCGAGCAAGTTCAAGGATCGATGTTGGCGGCTCGTCGAGCACGACCCCGATCCAGAAGAAGTGGTTCCGCTATGGCCTGCTCGGTATAGCCTCGACACGATTACGAAGATTCGATCAACGCGGCTCCCCCACGAGTTCGCCCGATTGTTCCTTTGCCAGCCGTTCGACGAAAGCTCTTTGCGTTGTCAGCGCTCATGGATTGACGCTGCGAAACGCGAAGGGCGCGGACTGCTCAAGGACATGGGCAAGATCTTGCCCGGGTCAATGATCTACACGGGCGTCGATCTTGGTATTGGCGCAACCAAGAACCACGACTTGACGAGCTTCTTCACGTTCCAGATTCGTGCCGATAACAAATGTCAGATCGTAGACGTGGACAGCGGCCGTTGGAGCGGGCCAGTCATCACCGACAAGGTGATAGACAAGCATGATCAGTTCGGTAGCGTCATCAGCGTTGAAAGTAACGCGGCTCAGGATTTCATTCGCCAGTTTGCCCAAGCGAAGCGCCCGGACTTGCGCGTTCGTGCTCACAAGACTGGCATGAACAAGCATAACCTCGACTTCGGCGTCGAGAGCATCTTCACCGACATGCAAGCGGGTAGATGGGTCATCCCGTGCGATGACAACTTGAACACGACGCCCGAGATCGAAAGATGGTGCGACGAGTGCCTTTACCATCAACCTCCACCCGCTCACACGGGCGACAGATTGATGGCGGCATGGATCGCCCGTGAATGCAGTCGTAGGGGTGGTGGTGGGCGAGACCCAAAGCCTCGCGCTGGATCACGAATCATGTCGTGGTCGGGTGGTGGATTTTGAACGAATGCGAACACGAATGGGAAGCGACTGAGAAACCAGTAACGGAATCAATTCCGTGGTTCAAGTGCAAGAAGTGTGGAGCGTTTGGTTACGCAAGGAGCATCAGATGGAAAAGCAATCTCGCGAAGGTTCTGCTCAGGTATTGCGGGGTCAGAGGGTGCAAGGAGATTGCGGTTGCGCGTCTCAAGGAGCGGTCGTTCAGGGGGGACGTCCAGTGGAGATGCCCTTGCCACCTGGAAGTTCTGTACGAGAAGCCCAAGAAACTGTCCAACTTACCGAACGTGAGTTGCTGATCTATCAAGCGGGTCAGTGCTTTGGGGCGGCGAGCGCGCTTCAGCAAGTGGCCAAGACCATCAACGACTTGAGCCAGAAGATCAATGCTCAGGCAGGTGCTCAGCAAGCCGAAGGACAGAAGCTCCTAGATCGTGCCCTTGGCAAAGACCTGCCGCCGGGTGCCAAGGCAGGAACGAAGCTTGCGAACCGTGTTCTCAAGGCGATAGGCGCTCTCGTAGGCGACGAAGCCTGATTGTGATAGGTTCCCCCAATGCCGCGAATTCTCAAGACGTCAATCGTGACCGCTTCGTCGACCGCTCCGGTCGTGAAAGTGAAGCGGCAAGCAATCAATCTTCGCTCGATTCCAAGTGCTGATCCAGCGACACCGATGCCGGCTCAACTCAGGAACGTCATGTTCTCGAGTACGCCTCCAAAGCAAGACTTGTATCGGAGTCGCTACGGACGAGCCCTGAATCTTGACTTCATCGACAACGCATTGAGAGCGGCGGATTGGGGGAACATGCGAATGCTCACGGACTTGAGCCGTGAGACCATTGATACAGATCCCCATCTTGCATCGGTGTTGAACAAGCGCTTCGGTGCGATCACTGCATTGCCTTGGGAAGTTCGACCGGCAGATGGTCCAGGGATTGATCGAGAGAAGGCCAAGTTCTACGCTGATGTTGTTCGATCACAGCTGAAGCAATTGCCCAACTTCAGCGCTCGAATCAATCAACTAGCTTGGGGCCTGTTCGATGGTAGAGCCGCGCTCGAGAACGAATGGTTCATGACGAACACCGTTCCGGGTTTGAACGTGCCGTCTCATCCGTCGTACGGAAGCGTCAGTTGGATGATCAAAGACATTGGATGGATTCATCCACGTCGATTGCACTTTGGTCCTGATCGAGAATTGCGTGTCTACGATGATTTGATCTCTGGCAACTTCGGCCAATACGGCATCGCCCTTCGCGACATGCAGTTCAAGTTCATCTATTGGACGCCTCAGTTGTTCGGCGATTACCCCGAGCGCGAAGGGCTCTCGAGGCGTTCTCTTTACTGGTCGTTCTTCAAGCGGTTTGCCGCTCGTGAACGAATGATCTTGCTCGAGTTGTTCGGCAAGCCTTGGAGATGGCTTGAAGTCGAAGAGAACAGTACCGCCGACACGAACGATCTCGAAAGTGCTGATGAGCTACTTCAAAACACGGGGGGCAATTCAAGCTTCAGGTTCCCGCGTGGAACCAAGTTCAAGGTGGAACAACCCGGCGAAGGCGCGGGGGAGGTTCATCAAGAGACGATCGAAGAGAGCGACAAGCAACTGAGCAAGCTCGTGCTCGGGCAGACTGGCACCACTGACGCGAACCCTGCCGGGTTGAACAACGCACAAGCGAACGTGATGCAAGACGAGCAATTCATGATCCTCATGCTTGATAGCGTGATGATCAGCGAAGTGATCGAAACATACCTGACCGACAAGATCATCGAGTTGAACTTCGGCAACATGGCTCTCGACCATGCTCCGACGTTCCGCCTTCGTGCAGACGTGCCCCTCGATCGGGTCAAGGAACTTGCCCGGCTCGATGCAGCCATCAAGGCAGGGTTGGAGATTCCACTATCCGAAGCCTACGAACTGTCCGGGTTCCGCCAGCCGCAAGCCGACGAGGCAGTCATCAAGCTCGAGACCCCACCGTTGCACCCCCTCGCCGTACAACCGCCCCCAGAGAGGCCCGTAATCGTCTGGCCAGCGGGGACCAAGCTACCTGCCCGGGAAGTCCAACCGATCTCCCCTAGCGCCCCTGGAGGCCTGCAAGGACCGACTGAACCGGTCGGCCCTGCCGGGGGGTTGCGTAGCCCTGAGAACCCCAACACTTCCACGCCTCCCGCTGGCCCAACTGAAACGCCCCCCGCCGAGCCGACACCCAAGACAACCGAGCCGAAGGCCCCTGTCGGTGGAGGGATCACCGCCGAGCAGACGCCCGCTCAAGTCCACACTGCAACCGAAGTCACATTGCCGTTCGCAGGCTTCAAAGACTTCGACGAGTGTCTGAAGCAGATGAAGAAGGATGGGCATAGCGAAGAGAGTGCTGGGAACATCTGCGGAGCGCTCTACAAGAAGTATGAAGGATCAATGCTCGGGCTCGAGAATGCCCATCCGAGTGACATTGCGATCGTAAGTTCGATCGTGATGCAAGACTACATTCATTCGACTGCGATCAAGTGCGAGTCGACGGCAGGCTATGGTCTCGAAGAAGACGTTCGAATGGCACCCCAACCGAAAGAGAAGTTGGTCGGGACCATCGAAACCTTGATCTCGAAAGGTGTCAAAGAAGGGGCACGAGAAGCCGATGCTATGGCTGAGATCTACGCCAATGCTGTCGGGAGCCGAACTGATCCGGCAGCCATCGGGAAGGCACTTGAGAACGCACACGATGAGATGGATCTACACGGGTTCAGCAGAGCGATCGAACGGCGCATCCTTCACGGCATGATGGCAGGTGCAATCGCCAGCCAATACGAGTTCGAGCATTCAACCGCGTTGCCCCCCGCGAAGTTCGCCAAGCTATACGGATCGGAACCCGTTCTACTCGCGTTGCCTCCCACGTTGGACTTCGTGACGAAGCCACTATCTGAGGCGCTAAGTTGGTTCAAGGGTTTGAGCATTGTTACTCGATCAACCTTTGATCGACTCGAAGCGTCTGCAAAGCGGCGGGCCTTCACGGTCTCTGGGATGCTCAACAACATGATGCTCCAAAAGACCAAGGATGAACTCGAGTCTAAGGTCCGCGAGGGTGGTCAGCTTCGAGATTTCAAGAAGTTCGTCAAGACTCGCTTGGAGACGGCAGGCTTTACCCCTGCAAACCCAAGCCATGTTGAAACGATCTATCGAACGAACGTCTTGAATTCGTACAACTCGGGTCGATACGCGCAAGCAACCAAGCCTAGCGTCATGAAGTTGCGCCCCTATTGGCAGATCAGGACCGTCAACGATGGCCCCCCTCGCCAGCGCAAGACTCATCAGGATGTTCACCTTTGGGTGCTCCGAGCAGACGACTCGTTCTGGAAGACTGCCTATCCCCCCTTCGGGTTCAACTGCCGATGCCGCGTCGTCACCCTATCCGAGCCCGAATTGCAGGCGAAGAACCTGCGAGTTCGTAGCGGAGGAGAGATTCATCTTCTGCCTGATCCAGGCTTTACGAGCGGCGTCGGGGCCCTTCTTTGATGCGTCGCTCTTGCCGACGAACCGGTTTGGTGATTCACTAACCTTCGTCCCTCTCGGGAACTACCCACCGGAGAATTCATCATGAGCCTTGAAAGATTACTCAAAGCGTATCAGGGTCGAGTCCGTCGGGCTCGAGTGACGTTCACCAAAGCCGAGTTGAACGCGGCAGGAACCGGCATCAAAACTCTGTCGAAGTTGTTCGGCACGATCCCCCCTGATGCGATCATTCTCTACACGTTGCAGAAGACGCCGACTGCCGTGACCGATGGAGGCGCTGGAACCTTCGTTCTCGACATTGGCGACAACACGACCGCCGACAACATCCTTGCAGATGGCGACATCGACGCAGGAACAACTCCGATCCTTGCGAACAAGAATGCCTATGTCAACGGCGGTACGTTCAAGGCGACGGTCACAGGCTCCGTCAACCTGAGCACGGTCACGGCAGGTTCAATCGAGCTGATCGTGTTCTTCATCGCGTAAGAGACATCCAATGCGTCGAAAGAAGATCGAACTAAGTGCATCGGCCCCTCGCCAACAACGAGGGGCCCATAGGGGCAAAGGTCAGTTCTTAGGGGGGACACCCGTAACGTCGAGGATCTCGATCATTCTCGATAACGCGACCGAAGGTGTTAGCGCTGACGCTACTTGGGTTCAGGTAGCCAATGAAGGAAACTTCCGAGGCTATGCCGGTGGAACGAAGTCGTTCACTTTCGACTCGAACACCTTTGCAACGATCGTCAACAACTTCCGTCGGCATCCGAGCTACAAGAAGGGCCCCGACGGAGTAGGCTGTGAAGACATCATTGCATGGGACTTCCACCATGCGAGTGAGATGATGCCGACAGACGGCACGATCCCTCTCACCGGGGCACCTGCTCAGGCGTGGATTCGTGAACTTGCTGTTCGTCGAAACCCGGACAATCAAAAGTGTGAACTCTGGGCGTTGACTCACTGGCTTGAACCGGCAAAGACTTTCGTGAAGGAAGGTCGTTACAAGTGGGCCAGCGTGTCTGTCGTGTTCGATGCGATCGACGCTATCACGGCGGTCAACATCGGGCCGATCCTCACGAGCGTTGCTCTAACCAATCAACCGTTCATCGAGGGGATGCAGAAGCTCGCCGCTGAACGATGGAGGAATGGCATGTACTTGGAAGCAGCAGAATCCCCCGAAGAAGCCCTGGAAATGATTCGATCAATGCTCTCGATGCCTGAGACCGCAGATGCGGCAACGGTGATCGCAGAACTTGAAAAGGTCAAGACTTGGGTTGCATCGGGTACGACCCCTGTCGGTGTTGAACTAGACGACATCGTAGGTGGTCTCCGAACGATCTTGAACCTCCCCGCGTTGTCGACGCCCGAAGAGGTCTTTCTCGAAGTCGCGAAGCTAGTATCTCGACTCGTAACCGATTCTGGAGTAGGTGGACAGACGAGCCAACCTGCTCCGGCGCCCCCTCCTCCAGAAGGAACTCAGTTACCGCCCGGGGCATCGAACGATCAAAACAACATGCCGGCATCGTCACCGGCTCAAGCAATTAGCGAAAGAAGATCCGTTATGGAATTGATCAAGGCACTTGCCTCCAAGTTCGGTGTCGTAGCAACGCCCGACGCCATCCTCGAAGCCGCCGATCACCTCACCGAGCTTCGCAGTACCGTCGTGAAGCAGATTGGGCTTTCGGCGACTACGGCGAACAGTGTGCTTCTCAAGGCCGTCCTTGATGATGCAACGGTTCGAGCCAAGTACGTCCCGCTTCTTTCTGCCCTTGGCGTCGAGAACCCCGATGCCGCGCTGGACAAGATCGCTACCATGATGGCCGACAGTGCCAAGCTCGCCGAGATCTCCCCCGAGTTCACGGCTCTCAAGGCCAAGGCTGCCGAAGGCGAGCAAGCCGTCGCTGACGAAGAGGTCGAAACTGCCGTCGCGAGCACGGGGGTTGTCGCCTCGAGTGAGCACTACGAAGGTCTCAAGATTGCGCTTTCGGCTCTCCGAAAGAATGATCGAGCGGCATTCGATTCGAAGTATCCCAAGGAGAAGCTGGAAGCAACTCGCAAGACGCTTGCTTCTACGACGGCGGCAGCGAGTGTCGGTGCGGCTGTGAATGCTGCATTGCTCACCTCCAAGGTTGTCGCAACGAACAACCAAGCGGCTCCAGCGGCAGGTGGGAACCAGGGCGGCGTCATTGATGTCAGCTCGTACGAAGGTCCGAACAAGATCATGCGAACGTGCTCCTTCATCCGATCCACCGTTGCCGGTGCAAAGGATTGGAGCCACGATCGCGTCCACAAGCAAGCCGTCGATCTCTGTCGATCCGGCTCCGTAACGGGCTGATCTCACGATTGAACGTTACCCGGTCAAGTTGAAACCAATCTGAAGAAGTAGAGGAACTGAACAATGGCCAATGGATACCAAAGCCGTGAGATCGACCCCGTATCGACGAGCGGCTTGAACAGCACTGGTTCTGAAATCCCCAAGGGGACCATCGTTTGCCGTGGGGCAGGCGAAACCATCACCGTCGCTGGCACCGATACCGCCGTCTTCTTGGGCGTTGCCGGCGAAGACATTCCGAACGGTAGCTACGGCCGCGTCGTCATTCGAGGGACCGTACCAGTTCTCTTCAATGCGGCTCAAACCGTCGGCGTTCGTGTCACCTCAGCGGCGGCTGGTAAAGCGGCAGCTGCGACGACTGGCGATTCCGTTCTTGGCATCGCTCGAGAAGTTGGCGCTGCCGACACTCTTGCCGAAGTCGAACTCACTGGACCCGGCGGAGTCGCCGCACCTGCGATCTAAGCGCTCTAGCTTGATCAACACCCAAACGAAGAATCAGGACTGAAGGAGAAATCAATCATGGAGCGTATGCAGATCGTTCTCGCCGCAGACAGCCCTCTTGGCAAGGCTGGTCAAAAGGTCAACCTCGAACTAACCCCGGCGGATGTTCACGACCCAGCCGAGATCCCAAGTTACCTCGCCGGGTACAAGAACTGGACCTATCGTGCCGACGAGATGTCCAAGGCCGTTCTGGTCGACAACGACGAGGACAAGTATCGTAGCTTCAGCCAGGACGACGCCTTCGAGCCCGTCCGGGTAAAGGGCGCGCTCACTGGTCCTACCCCCGAAGTCGATCCCCGAAGCTCCCTCGATTCGTACAAGGTCATCGACCGCTATGTCGGGTCGTTCGTCCCTGCGATTACCGAGATGCAGAAGGGCAACAACTACAACCCGCGCATGGCTGCCGCTCGGCGTTGCCGAAGTGCTCTCTTGCTCGATCGCGAGCTTGACGTGCTCGGTCCGTCCGGTCTGCTGACGACGGTCGGTAACTGGAACGGCGCTCAGGTGAATGCCCTCGCCGCTGGAGAGCAGTGGAACGGTGGAGCCAACGCCGATCCCATCGCTGTGATTCAGGAGTCCATCGAGGCATCGGCTCAGCCGATCGCCGAACTTTGGATGAACCAGAAGCTCGCTCACTTGTTCATCAGGAACGCTTCCGTTCGTGATCACATGCGACAGCTTCTAGGTGACGGCAACGCGAACAACATCGCGATGGGAGTTGCGAACATGGCTGCCGGTGGGGCTCCCATCGATTTCATGATTCCTGGTTTGCCTCCGATCAAGGTGTCGGCTGCGAAGTACAAGAACACGTCCGGTGTTCTCACGTACATCATGCCCGACTACGTTGTTCTCTTGACGACCCCTCCGGGTGTACCGAGCGACGGCGAAGAGATCGCAACTTCCTACACGTTCCGACGGCGCGGCCCGTCCGGTGTCGGTATGGAAGCACGCGAGTTCATCGTCGAAGGTCGTGGACCTTACGGTGGAACGATGGTTGTTCTGGCGATGGCTGATGTCGCCAAGATGACGGCCAACAATTGCGGCGGTCTCATCACTGGCGTGATCCAGTAAGTAGATCAACCGGGAACCAGTAACTAGGGAATCCAGCAAGGACTGAACCAATGGCACGAAAGAACGTAACGAAGACGGCAGGGGCAACGGCAGCACAGGAACCGGCGGGAACTGAGTCGGTCGAAACGGAAGAGGAAACCTCGACTGAGGCAACCGACACCGACGACGAGGTTCTCACCCCGCTCCCCGTGAAGGCGACCCCTGCTCCTTCGAAGCGCCCTCGGCGAAACCTCGCCGGGGTCTACACCTGTAAGACGTGCGTTCGTCAAGCAGGAGTGAAGCATAATCCTGGAGACGAGCTGACGCTCACTGATGAAGAGGCGCGTCACTATCTCAAGCTTGAAGCCGTCACTCCGCTGGACTGATCAACGTCTTCCGCTGAACTAGCGAAGAAGGGTTTGAACCATGGCCGGGTCAAAAAGTGATTACCTCGAAAACGCCATCCTCGATCACGTATTGGGAGGGTCCGATTATTCCCGGCCCGGTACGATCTACGTCGCTCTCTACACGGTTGCTCCCACCGATGCCGGTGGAGGGACTGAGGTAACGGGTGGCTCGTATGCTCGAGTCGCAGTGACGAACAACGCTACCAACTTTCCAGCGGCTTCTTCGGGATCGAAGCACAACGGAACCGCATTCACCTTCGCGCAAGCGACGGCGAATTGGGGGACTGTCGTGGCCTTCGCAATTCTCGACGCGCTCACGGGCGGGAACTTCCTCTATTGGGGAGATCTTACCGCTCCGAAGAGCGTCGAGAATGGCGACACCGCTGAGTTCGCAGTTAGCGGGATCACCATCACTGAGGACTGAGCATTCGAACCCGCGCATCAAGCGGGTCTGCACGAGATGCGCGGCAGGGTATCAACCTTCGCCGCGCATCGCGTTTTTGAGGGAGAGGGAGATCACAACCAATGTCATACGCTGCTCAAGTACGGGACTCGGACAACATCGTCATCGGGGTTTGGCGTGGAGCGGGAACCATTCCCGAAGCACCATCTTCGGCGTCGTTCTACTACTTCGCTCTATCCGAATCAGAATATGCCACCGTCTCGGACGTGGGGCTCAGTTACGGCGAGGACCCTCGCTGGGAAATTGCGAATAACACCTTGACCGAAATCGTAGACACCAGAACCAAGATCGCATTCTTCGAGCACGGGACGACGACTGCTGAAGGGCTCGTGTTTCGACTGGTCGGCGCTGCCGACTACATCACCGACGTGAAGGCAATGACGGACGAGACCACCGTCGACACGACGTTCGCTGGAAACCTACGGGTTCACGTTAGCGACGGACGATGGGTGAGGCTTACGTTCACGGCAGGGGTTGCATCCTTGACGATTCAGGCAACTGAAGCCCGTGAATACGCAATCGTTGATCAGGGCAAGGTCAACGTCTTGAAGCCGCTTCGAGTTCGCATCGCCAACAACTCTGTTCTCTAACCCTGGAATGGTGCCATGAGCGTTCTCAAGAACAAGCAAAGTGGATCGACGACACTGATCAACCTATCGCAGGCTGTGACGGTCAGTTCCTACACGCTTAGCAAGAGCATCCTCTACTTCACTTTCAACGGTGGAGACGCTCAGGTAGATCGATCGTTGATTCGTGCGGTGAAAACCGATTCGACAACGATCACGTTCTATCGTGCGAATAGCACTGGCACCTCTCCAGTCATCCAATGGACTCTGCTCGAGTTCGACGGCGACACCGATGTTCAAGACATTGATGAATCGGGCACGGGGACGCGCAACACTACGATCACGAGCATCGACACGACTAAGGCTTTCGTCGTATCGAGCGGCGTCACCAATGTAGACGACACGTTCACAGATACCACTAGCGCTCGACTTGAGATCACAAGCGCTACGAACGTTCGACGCGTAACTGGTTCGAGCGGTTCGTCTGGAAACTTCTCGTATCAGGTTGTCGAGCAAGCTGGAACCCATGGTGTCTCAGGGGTCCAATACTACACGCTCGCCGCGCAAGCTGGGACAACCCTATCGCAGACGATCACGAGCGTCACACCCGGTCGGACCGTTCTGTATGGAAGCGCAAAGCCGAACGAGGACTACGACTACAGCGATGTCTTCTCATTGAACCTTGCCAGTGCAACGAGCGTGACAGGGGCTCGAACTGGGACAGCGAGCATGGATGTCGGGTTCTACGTCGTCCAGTACGATACGAACGTGATCGTGCAACGGGGATCGACGACCGTTGGCACCGACACCGATGTCACGATCTCAGCGGTGCAAGTAGAGAACGCATTCGCTCGACTTACTGGCGCTCACTCGTGCGGCTTTGCTCTTGGCTACCAATCAGTCGAGACAACGAACGGTGACTTCGCAAGCGTGAAGGCCATCGTCGAGACATCGACGAACTTGAACCTGTCCCGCATGTTGTCGACAACGGGAACGGTGACTGCCAACTGGCAAGTCGTCGAAGCAGATCCAAGCGCTACCTCAAACGTTCTCATCAACGATACCCCTTCGAACGATGGTTCGTGGGGAACCCCCTTGACGTTCAACCATACCCTTGGGGGTAACGACAACCGCATCTTGATCGTCTGTGCTTCGTCTCGAGGCAATAGCCCGGCAGACACCGCACTCAGTTGTTCGTTCAATGGTGTGGCGATGCCTAGCGCCGTCACGAAGGCCACGAGCACGAGCGGATTCAACGTTCGATCTACGATCTTCTACATGCTCCACTCGAACCTTCCAGCCGCTGGAACCTATTCGGTGGTCGTGTCGTGTTCGACAGGTTCTCCCCAATCGATCGAGGCCGTTGCCTACAGTGTTCGCGGTGCGAAACAGCAAGCCCCTGAAGTAACTACTTCGGCGGGAGCAGATGCAAGCGCGGGTTACATCTCAACAGGCATCACCACGGTCACGGCGAATGGCTTGTCGGTTGATTGCCTTGTCGGCGACAACACTCCGACGGGTACTTGCGGGACCGGGCAAACCCTGGTCGTCGACTACATTCACGGCGGGACTTGCCTCATGGCTAGCTACCGTGAGACGGGTCTTGCCGAAGAATGGAAGTTCGCTTGGACGTTGCAATACAATGTGAACCGATGGGCTCATACGATCGCATCGTTTGAGCAAGCGCCGACAGGTGTAGTCGAGAACCTAACCGGTACTTCCGCTGGACAGGCATCTGTCGCAGGTGCGGTCAAGGTTCACACTCAACTCATCGGGGCCAGCGCGGGTGATGCCAACGTTGGAGCAACCCTGAAGCTGAAGCGTCGATTCACTTCGACAGTTTCAGGTGATGCCACTGTTGAAGGTAGTCTGACGACCCCAGTTCGATTCGTCGCATCGTCT